ACAGATACCAAGCATCCCACTGGACAAAAAGAATCCAGAAGATGTAGACACCAAAGCAGAAGATCACTTGTATGATGCTCTTCGTTATGGTATAATGACTAGACCACGAAGTAATATATGGGATTACAACCCAGCCAAACAACGCACAGGCTTTCAAGCCAGTGACGCAACATTCGGATATTAAATATGGCAGAAGAAATGTTTGAGACAGATGATGTCGTTGCAGCAGAGGATACACTAGACTCTATCTTTAAAGAAAAAGATAGTGTTATAGGTTTTGTAAAAGATAGATACAAAAGATCTGAGGACTCTAGGTATGCTGATGAACAAAGATGGCTAAGAGCCTACCGTAACTACAGAGGTTTGTACGGAACAGATGTACAATTTACAGACGCAGAAAAGTCACGTGTGTTTGTAAAGGTGACTAAAACTAAAACACTAGCAGCGTATGGGCAGATAGTAGATGTACTATTTGGTAACAATAAGTTTCCTCTATCTGTAAATCCTACTGTACTACCTGATGGTGTAGCTGAGTCAGTACACATAAATATAGATCCTAGAGCAGAGGCAGCAACTGGTGCTATCAATGCAGCTATGGGTACACCACCGCCAAGACCTTATCTTATAGACGGTGATACAGAACTACAGCCGGGTGAAACTCTTATAGATTTACAAGCTAGATTAGCTGGCATGGAGCAAAAGCTAGAGCCTGTATCTGAAAAGATTATAGAGGGTGATGGCACTACAGCTACTACAGTTACATTTCATCCTGCTATGGTTGCAGCTAAGAAGATGGAGAAGAAAATCCATGATCAGCTACAAGAAAGCGGAGCTACTACACACCTAAGAAGTATGGCATTTGAGATGGCACTTCTAGGTACAGGTGTAATGAAAGGTGCTTTTGCTGTAGACAAAGAGTATCCTAACTGGAACGAAGACGGTGAGTATGACCCTATAGTAAGAACTGTTCCAGAATGTGATCACGTTTCTATATGGGATTTCTACCCTGACCCCGAAGCAAAAGATATGGAAGAGGCAGAGTATGTTGTACAGCGACACAAGATGTCACGTACACAACTACGCAAGTTAAAGACACGCCCATACTTTATGGATGACGGTATTCAAAAAGCCATAGACAAAGGACCAGACTATTCACAGAAGTACTGGGAAATGACTATGGAAGATGATGACACCCAACCAACATCAGAGCGTTGGGAGGTATTAGAGTTCTGGGGCTACGTAGATACAAAGCTACTAGAAGAGCATGGCGTAGATATACCTAGTGAGCTTAGTGACTTAGATGAGGTAAACTGTAACGTATGGATAAGCAACGGTGAAGTACTAAGGTTTGTACTAAACCCATTCAAACCTACACGTATTCCTTACTATGCTGTACCATATGAGCATAACCCATACTCCTTCTTTGGCGTTGGTATTGCTGAGAACATGGACGATACACAGACATTGATGAATGGCTTTATGCGTATGGCTATTGATAACGCAGCAATGTCAGGTAATCTTATCATAGAGGTAGATGAGACTAACCTAGTTCCCGGTCAAGACCTTTCTGTTTATCCCGGAAAGATTTTCAGGAGACAAGGTGGCGCTCCGGGACAAGCTATCTTTGGTACAAAGTTTCCTAATGTATCTAACGAAAACATGCAACTCTTTGATAAAGCGAGGGTTTTAGCTGATGAGTCTACAGGTTTTCCATCTTTTGCACATGGTCAAACAGGAGTTCAAGGAGTGGGGCGTACTGCTTCTGGAATCTCTATGCTTATGTCTGCTGCTAACGGCTCTATCCGTACCGTTGTTAAAAATGTGGATGATTATCTCATCCGTCCATTAGGCAAAGCATTCTTTGCATTCAACATGCAGTTTGACTTTGATGAAGATATAAAGGGTGACCTAGAAGTAAGTGCATCAGGAACAGAAAGCTTGATGGCTAACGAAGTACGTAGTCAACGTTTGATGCAGTTCTTACAGGTTGCACAGAATCCAGTACTTGCACCTTTTGCTAAGATGGATTATATTATACGTGAGATTGCAAAGAGCATGGACTTAGATCCTGACAAGGTGACAAACTCTATTGCTGACGCAGCTATACAAGCTGAGATCTTAAAAGGTTTTCAAGCGCCAGCGCCAACACCAGAGGAAGGTGTAGCTGCTCCTGAAGGTCAAGGTCCACAAAGTGTAGCAGATACTACTGGAGGTGGAGGTTCACAGATAGGTATGGGTACAGCACCACTACCTGAAGAACAAGGATTTACAGGAAATGCACCTCAAGCAGTTGGTCAATGATAAAGAATGTTATGAACAGTATCAAGAACATATAGATGAACTAATTAAAACTAGACAACGTGCGCTAGAAACAGCAAATGAACCACATGTTATACATAGACAGCAGGGTGCGATAGACGTACTAAGAAAGCTAAAGCTATTAAGGGAAACAGTAAATGGACCAACCAACTGAAGAAGAACGTCTTGGGTTTGTAAAGTCTTATGGTGTAGAACCAGTAGATGTAAATACTGATCTTACTTTCAAAGATGCAGCTACTGCTGTTGCTGAGATGACTCCTATCATAGGAGATGCTATGGCAGCAAAAGAAGTCTATGATGAGTTGATGAAAGATGAGCCTAACTACGGACTCATTGCTGCGCTGGGTGGTGCTGCTCTAATTGGTGCAGTTCCGGGTATAGGTGATGCTGCTGCTGCAGGTATACGTAAAGCAGTAGATGTAGCTAAACGAGTTGAGGTTGACCCTGATGCTGTAGGTTCATTAGGTGGTAACATTAGGTTGAAGCCTAAAGAAACTGGCTATGATTACGATACTTTGGTCAACTTAGAAGAAGATGTAGCTGAATGGGCAAGAGAAAATATAAGTAATGCAGATCTTAGAAAAAAATTAAAGGCAGACTATGGCGTTACTATAAACAACAAAAGAATATCACCAAAGGCCAATGAAGATACTTTAGAGTTTGTAATGCCTGATGGTAATATTTTTATAGGCACAGATGCAATACCCACAGCTAGACCTAAAATAAAAGAAGGTGTACCAACCGTAGAAGCTGCAGGTCTTACAGATGAAGCTATTGAAAAGTGGCGCAAAGAAAATGCTACATCAGATGAGTTTCGTAAAGCTCTAAAAGGTAGAAACCCTGAATTACAAGAAGCTGCTGCAGGAGTAAAAGAAGGTAGAATTTTCAATACCACATATAGAAAACTTGCAGATGAGCTAAGACCTATCCGTAAAGTAACTGAGGTTCCAAAACCTGCAACAACTAAAGAAGTAGTTAGTGCATTAGATGCAGGTAAAAGAAAATCTCCTATAGTTGATTTAAACTATACCATTCCTGATGGTGAAGAAATCACTGCTAGGTTAGATATTAATGCTTATACAGATTATGATGTTTGGGTTCCTACTATAAAACACGCAGGTAAAACTATGTATAAACCTACCGTAGTTTTACAGGATGTAAAGTTTATACAACCAGAAGCACGTGAAGTAGGAAAGGCAATGGACGTAGCTGTTGGTCCAGAAAGACTTGAAGCTGACTTTGGAGTAAATCCTAAAAAAGGCAACAAATCACCTTTTGCTGTTATGACAGGTAAGTATGTAGAGGCTACAGATAATGACGCATACAAGCTTGCACAGGATGTTTTTGACAATCCTGAATTTACACAGGTAGGTTATGACCCTACACGTAGGGGTTTCTTCTATGACAGAGAAACTGGAGAAGCAATACTAGAAGCATCAGAAGTAATTCAGGTAGGACACTTAGTATTAGCACGTAATGCAAAAAAGATAGATGCGGAAGCATTTGGATTTAGTGAGGGCGGTATGGCTTTAGAAGAACAAATGGCAATGAACTTTGGTGATGTACCAGACAATACTATAGGTCAAGATCCTGTATCAGGTAATGAAATACCATTAGGTGCAACAGCAGAGAATGTAAGAGATGACATACCAGCTAACTTGAGTGAAGGTGAAATAGTTGTTCCTGCTGACGTAGTAAACTTTCATGGTGTAAAACTATTTGAAGACCTACGTGCTGAAGCTAAGATGGGCTATGCTCAGATGGCACAAGATGGACGCATAGGTGGTGAGCCTATGGATGATGCTGCAGAAGACCGTATGATGGACATAGAACTTTCTGAGTTAGACTTAGAAGTAATGGATGATGAAGCTCCTGTTGAGATGGCTAGAGGTGGCATGAATGTTGAGCGAGGGCGTGGTAGTATTTATAAAAGCTACTCTGCTCCTAAAAAATCTAAACCAACTAGAGACAGATCTATGGCTGCTGTTGTATCTAGAGCGCAAGCAAATAAAAATAAACCAAAGAATAGATTTGAAGCTATAAAAAATAGAATAAGAGATATAGTTAGTGATGATGATCGTAGGGTAACTCTAGATAAAAAACCTCCTACTTCAGATCCAATTAGACCTTCCATAGCACAACAGATAAACTTCGGTGGAGACTACAAAGATAAAGAGCCACCAAAGCCAGAGCCTAAAAAAAGAAGGTCATCAGTACAGGGTGCAGGAGATGTAGCCCAAGCATATAGAGGGGAAACTGAACCTTTTAGTGTACGTTATTATGATCAACCTTTTTATCAAAGACTTCTTACTAACCTAAGAAAAGACTTAGGCTTTGATGAAGGTGGACTTGCTACTGATGAAAATACAAATCTTATAGGTGGTGAAGATCAGTTTAATCAACCATTCTACGATCCTAATCAAATGGGTGGCTTTGATATGGATGCCGCATACCCTGACTATGGTGATGGCACAGGGCCAGTATTAGAAATGCGTGAGTATATGAATGATGCTGGTCATAGAATATTTATCACGTTTATAGATGGTGTACCACAAATGGAAATACCTGCTGGCTACTATCCTGTAGAAGGTGAAGGTACAGTTGTAGCACCTGAAGTTCCTCCAGTAGGAGGTAGCGGTGGTTCTGACTCTGGTGGTTCTGGAGGCAGTGGCGGTATGGATATGCCAGCGCCAACTCCTATTAACTATAAAGAGTTAACTATGGAAGAGTTAGCTCAAATGGTAGAAGACCAGAAAAGCATGAAAGGTAATGCATTAGCTGTTGGCATAGGTTCATTAAATGCTATAGTTGGCGGTGCAATGAAAGTTGCTATGTGGAATGAAACTAGACAACTTAAAAGGGAAATAGAGCGTAGAAGAGATGATCCCTATACAAGCGAAGTAGATAAGAGGCGCTACGATAAGCTACTTGAAATAGCTAACGCAGAAGAGCCGGGTTTAATAGCAACTATATTTGGTAAACTAACAGGTAATGATCCAAATGCACCTGCAGTTAGAACTCAGGCACAAACTGATGCATTGTATAACCAGCTAGATAAAATGACAAAGGCATACACACCAAGTGATCAAGAAGCCAGTGATAGAACAAGCAGAGGATTTACACCTGGAGTTGACGATGCAATACGTCCTGCAAAACCTGCAGCTACAACAACACCTGTAATTCCAGAGCAAAGTACTGATGCAGATGCTTTTGATAAAATGCAAGATCAGTTTGAAATAGAACGTATTGAACGAGAAATGAAAGCTCAACCACGTCCAAAAACAGCAACAAAACCAATAAGGCAAGAATCTGATAGAGTACGAAAAGCAAGACAAAATACTCAAAAAGTAATGAAAGATATGAGAGACAGAGGTGCTTCAAGAGAAGAAAGAACTCAGTCACTAAAAGCAGCAGCTAGAACAGAAAATGTTTTGAGAGATCTAGACAGAGGTGTTGTCAGAGGTTTTGAAAAAGGTGGACTAGCTAAGAAAAGTAAAAAGAAAAAATCCAAATAACTATAAGGCCACTCGGCTTCGGCTGACCCCAACACAAGGAGAAAACAAATGGCTACAAGCGAACCAGCAAAACCACATCCAATGGTAAAACCTGACATCCCAAGAGTAATGATGGGTCAAGGTGGATACTTAACTAACGAAGAACGTATTAAACAAGATGAAGAAGAGCTTTTAGCTATGAAGAAAGAAGCTCTAGGTATAACAGATGAAGAAAGTTCTGAAGATAAACCCAGTAGCGAAAAGCCTGAAGCTGAACCAGTACAGGCAGAGAGTGATACCAAACAAGAAGAAAAACCAAAAGCCAAAGCACAAGAAGAAGATGACTTAGGTGCAGAGGAAAAGAACTTCAAGAAACGTTATGGTGATTTGCGTAGACACTCACAAAAGAAAGAAGAAGAGTTTAACGCAAAGATAGAAGCACTAGAGGCGAAGTTAAACAAAGCTGCAAAGCAAGAGCTTGTACTGCCTAAGACAGATGAAGAACTAGAAGCTTGGGCTAAACAGTATCCTGATGTTGCAGGTATCATTGAAAGTATTGCTGATAAAAAAGCCAAGGCATCTGCTACTGCTTTAGAAGAACGCATGGCTGAGTTTGAAGAACTTAAAATAGATGCACAAAGAGAAAAAGCAGAAGCTGAACTTGTTAAGATGCATCCTGACTTTATAGAAATACGACAGGACGATACATTTCATAACTGGGCAAAAGAACAACCTAAGTGGGTACAAGATGCTTTGTATGAAAACGTAGATGATGCAAAATCTGTAGCACGTGTAATAGACTTGTATAAAATAGACAAAGGTATTACCAATAAGAAGAAAGCTCCTCCTTCAGAAAAAGCAGCAGCATCTTCAGTTAAAACAAAAAGTGCAGCAGCACCAGAGCCAGATGAAGCAGCAAAACACATTCGTGAATCAGAAGTAGCTGCAATGTCAATCAAAGAATATGAGAAACGACAAGAAGAGATTCTAGACGCTCAACGTAATGGAAGATTTATTTACGATGTATCAAGAAAGTAGTTGACATTTTTAACATCGTAGATACAACTATGGCATATACACAACATTAGTGTGTATGCTTTAATCAAGCACTAAGCCACACAAAAGACTTACCCAAAATAATCGGCCCCTATATGGACTACCCGAAGACGTTGGCCTCTTCATGGTGGATATGTAGTGTTACTTCAACGCCATATCTATATAAGGAGATTTAATTATGGCTATTGCATCAGCAAGTGGAGGCTTTAACGGCAATTTCAGTCCGATAATGTTTTCCAAACAGGCGCAAATTGCATTACGCAAATCGTCTGTCGTAAGCGCAATCACCAACAACTCATACTTTGGTGACATTGCAAATCAGGGTGACGTTGTACGCATCCAAAAAGAACCAGATGTAACTGTTAACGCTTTACAGCGTCACACAAATATATCTGTAGAGAAGTTAGACGATCAGGATTTCTCACTCACCATTGACAAAGCTAACTACTTTGCTTTTAAAATGGATGACATCGAAGAGCAGTTCTCTCATGTTGACTTCGTAAGTCTAGCAGCAGACAGAGCAGCCTACAAAATGGCAGACGCTATTGACGTAGATGTTCTTTCTTACATGTCAGGCTACAGCACCGCTGGGGCATTAATTACTACAACTTCAGGGGATGCACAGCACCCAACATCAAGTGAAATCAACGGTGAATTTTTAAAGACTAACCAGTTGGACGCTACTGATATGGGCGCATTAGGGTCAGCAGACGCTGCATCAACAGCATATGCTACTGGGGATTCTATCCCAATGGCAACACGTTTGCCTGGCGCAACTGCGTTATCAACAGCCACTGTATCACCATTGACAGTTGTCGCACGTATGGCACGTCAAATGGACACAGCAAACGTTGACTCACGTGGACGTTGGTTGGTCGTAGATCCAGTATTCATGGAAATGCTAAAAGATGAAGACTCACGTCTTCTCAATGCAGACTTCGGTGGATCAGGTCTACAAAACGGATTGGTTGCAGGAAACATTCACGGTTTTCAAGTGTACGTTTCAAACAACCTACCTGCAAAAGGTAATGGTCCAACTCACGCTGGCGCACTAGCTCAAGATGCACACTACGGTGTAATCTTAGCTGGACAGCAAGAAGCTGTAGCGACTGCAGAGCAAATGAACAAAGTTGAGAACTATAGAGATCCCGACTCATTTGCAGACATTGTACGTGGTATGCACCTCTATGGACGTAAAATTCTACGCCCACAAGGATTGGTGTCAGCTATCTACAACGTTGCATAATCATAAGATAAACTTAGAGGCTGCTTCGGTAGCCTCTTTGTGCATTTAACATAAGGACATTCTCATGGGTACTATTACTACAGCAATGTGCAACAGCTTCAAGCAAGAGCTACTTGGGGGTGTTCACGAC